CAGCAATCCTTAAGGATAACGAAAAACAAGGTCAACGAACAATCCGTATTTTACCTACAACTGATGGATCATCTCCTTTTAAGGAAGTTTGGTTTCACGAAATCAATGTTGATGGTAAATGGCAGAAATTCTACGATCCAGGAAAAAATGACAACGAACGTTCGCCTTTGAATGAGGTATACGATGAGTTAATGTCAACAGGTCGTGAATCCGACAAACAATTAGCAATACAGTATAAGGCTCGTAAGTTTTATATCGTTAAGGTTGTTGATCGTGATAACGAGAGTGATGGTGTTAAATTTTGGAGATTTAAACACAATTACAAACAAGAAGGAATCCTTGACAAAATTATTCCAATTTGGAAAGCAAAAGGTGATGTTACTGACTCAGATACAGGTCGTGACTTAATCCTCGAACTTACAAAGGCAAAGACACCAAAAGGTGCAGTATACACGGTTATCCAAACCGTTATGTATGACGATCCAACACCAACACATGAAGACGCTGAACAAGCATCAACATGGATCAACGATGAGTTGACTTGGGAGGACGTATACTCTAAGAAACCTGTTGAATATCTTGAATCAATTGCAAGAGGTGAAACTCCACGTTGGGACACTGACGCAGGAAAATACATCTATTCAAATAGTCAAGAAGAAGAGATTTCTATGGGTGGAAATGTAAAATCTGAATCTAAAAAGGCGGATCCTCAGTCTAATCAAAAAGTTGACGAAGATTTACCATTCTAATTAAACTCTAACATAGACACTTGGTATGACTAAGTGTTTATGTTTTTTAAAATCAAAACAAATGAGCAAAATAGCGGAAAAAATGTACGAGGCATTGTCCTTAAAATATCGTAGCGAAATGGCAGAAGCGGAAGCAACATTATTAGTTTATTTAACTTCTCCTGTTGGTATTGGTGAACATCCACAACATCTTGAAGAAATGGATAAGTTAGTTGAAAAATTTGCAAATGCCCAAGATAAACTTGAGTCATTGGAAAAAATTCGTAAATATAATTCAGTAATTACACAATAACATGGCAATAAGAAAAAAAGAAATGTCTTTGGAATCAATCAAGGGTAAATTCTCAACTAAAACAAAATATAAACCAGAAAGTTTTTATAATTGTGGTGAAGCATTTATGGGAGCATGTGGATTACCGGGACCCGTAATGGGAGGTATTAATATGTTCTTGGGTCACTCTAACACATCTAAAACTACGGCAATGATACTTGCGGCTGCTGATGCACAAAGAAGGGGACATTTACCGGTGTTTATTATAACGGAAAAAAAGTGGAGTTTTGAGCACTCAGTTGAGTTAGGGTTACAAGCTGAAAAAAATGAAATTGGTGAGTGGGATGGTCAATTCATCTTTAATGATAGTTTTGATGTTATTGAACAGGCGACTGATTTTATTAACGATATTCTTGACGCTCAAGAAAAAGGTGACATTCCTTATAGTTTATTGTTTCTGTTTGATAGTATTGGGTCAGTTCCGTGTCAGATGACTTTTGATGGTAAAGGTGGGTCAATGCACAACTCAAGAGTGCTTGCGGATAAAATAGGAATGGGGATACATTCTAGAATTTCTAAATCTAAAAAAGAAGATTATCCTTATTATAATACTTTAGTTGTGGTAAATCAACCATGGGTGGAATTACCGGATAACCCATTTGGGCAACCCGAAATTCGCGCCAAAGGCGGTATTGCGATATGGTTAGCTAGTAGTTTAATATTCTTATTTGGTAATCAGAAAAAGGCGGGTATTAATCATATTGACGCAACTAAAAATGGTAGAAAGGTGTCGTTCGCAATTAGAACAAAGATATCTATTTTGAAAAATCACGTAAATGGTTTAGGATATAAGGATGTCAAAATAATCGCAGTACCACAAGGATATATTGCTGATACAAAAGAAGCTTTGGATAACTACAAAAAAGAGTACTCGGATTATTGGGCAACAAAATTGGGGTATACGGATTATTCTTTGGACGAATCTACTGACGACATTGACGAATAATAAAATATAAATAATTATACTTTTTAGTTATTTGGTGATATTTATTAATATGGGGAGAAGAAAGGTTGAAGAAGAAAAAAAGAAAGTAAAATTGGCGGTGTCTATTGATCCCGAGTTACCACAATACTTTAAGGATAAATCTATAAACTTATCTTCTCTTGTTAATAAACTATTAAAAGAGTATATTAAAAATGGAGACAAAAGTTTGTAACGAATGTCGTTTAGAAAAGACTCTACTTGAATTTTATAAAAGAACAGACACGCCAAATGGATATAGAAATAATTGCAAGGAATGTAAATTAAAAAATAATCATAGGTGGTTAAAAGAAAATAAAGAAAAAGTTATTAGTGTTGGAAAAATTTGGAGAGAAAAAAATAAAGAAAGTATTCGTGAAAGAATAAAAGAGTGGGAGATAAAAAACTACCAAAAATTAAGAGATGGAAAAAATAAAAGAGCAAAAGAAAGAAGAAAAGAAGACTCTGTTTACCATTTAATAGGTAAAATGAGATGTAGATTGTGGAAGTACTTAAAAATTCTTAACATAACCAAAAAAAACAAAACCTTTGATATTGTTGGTTGTTCGCCAGAATTTTTAAAGGAACATTTAGAAAACCAATTTGTTGTCGGTATGGGTTGGGATAACCGGAATGAGTGGCATATTGACCACATAATTCCATTATCATCGGCAAAAACAGAAGAAGAATTATACGGTTTATGTCATTATACAAATCTCCAACCATTATGGGCTGAAGATAATTTAAAAAAAAGTAACAAAATATTGTAGTAACGAATTATAAAAAAACACAAATGACAAAGACGTTAGTTATTGACGCAAACAACTTATTAAAAATTGGGTTTCACGGAGCCAAAGACTTCTATAACGAAGGTGAACACGTTGGCGGAACTTGGCATTTCCTTAACACAATCCGTAAATTTTTAGAGGAAACCAACTTTAATAAGGTTATGGTTTTTTGGGATAGTGATACAAATTCATCCCAGAGAAAACTAATATATCCCAAATATAAGATGAATCGCAAATCGTTTGAAAGTGACGAAAAGACGGATTCATTTAACAGACAAAAAACAAGGGTTAAACAATATCTTGAAGAGATGTTTATAAGACAATTAGAGATTGAAAATTCGGAAGCGGATGATCTTATTGCCTATTATTGTCAAGTCTCTTTAGATGAAGAGAAAACGATATTCTCAAGTGATAAAGACCTAACTCAATTAATAACAGAAAAGGTATCAATCTATTCTCCACAAGCAAAACAATACTTTAAATTTGGTGACAAAATTAAGTTTAAAGATTGTTCGATTCCCCACTACAATGTGATGATATTTAAGATCCTTGCTGGTGACACTTCGGACAACATTGATGGCATTAGTTTAATGGGTGAAAAAACTTTAATTAAATTTTTCCCTGAAATACTTGATTCAGAAATATCTTTAACTGATATTTTAACAAAGGGAGAACTACTGTTAAAAGAACAACAAAAAAATGTTGTTTTAGGAAACTTACTCAGTGGAAAAACCAAAGAAGGTATTATGGGTGATGATTTTTTTAAAATCAATAAGATACTCGTAGATTTGTCAGAACCTTTAATTAACGAAGAGGGAAAAGAAATGGTTAGGGAATATCACTCTGAATCGATGGATCCCGATGGGAGAGGACATAGAAACCTAATTAGAATGATGATGGACGACGGGTTCTTCAAGTACCTACCAAAAGGAGACGATGCTTGGGTTAATTTTATAAAACCATTTTTAAAATTATCAAGAAAAGAAAAAACAAAGTTTAGAAACAAAAAGTAAAAACAAAAACAAAAACAAGATGAGAGATCAAGATGTAACAAAAGTTGAATTCCTATTAATGTGTAATGATAACATTGTAGTGCAACGTTTTTTTAATGTTAAAGGATTTAACAAAAATGCACACAAATCTGAGGACTTTTACGATCATATGGATATATTATGTCGTGAGTTACAATATGATTTAAAAATGCGTTCAGTGGTCTATATGTTAGACAACAAATATGAAATTTCTGAGAACCCAGATATTTTAAATACGTCAATTACTGACGGTGATGAAAATTTTAATCTTTATATTAAGGTTGGAGACATGACAATTTGTCAGAGAAGGTTCGACGCTAAAGTGTACCCCCCGAAGGTAAGATACACCGTAGACCTACGACCAAAGCTAAAAGGTATACTAAACGGTCTGACTGACATTTTTTCGGGCAAAAACTTTAATTATTATTACCCTGAATTTATCCAAAACTAATAGTATTTATCTTTACTAACAGAAGGAAAATTATGGCGACAAACAAAAATTTTGAGTATCTAGGAAACACATTCCAATTACAATTACTTAATCAAATTATCTTAGATAAAGAATTTTCACATTCAATCATTGATGTGATTGAAAACAATTATTTTGAAAATAAATACTTCAAAATAATTATCCAAATGATTAGAGAGTATTATACAAAATACGATCATACACCATCATTTGAGACATTAGATCAGATTACTAAATCTGAATTACAACAAGAGATTGCATCCAAAATAGTATTGGACACAATTAAGAAAATTAAAGACGCACCTATCGATGGCGTAGGTTTCGTACAGGAAAAGGCGTTAAAGTTCTGTAAACAACAAGAACTTCAAAAGGTTATGACCAAAGCTCAAAAAATCATTGATGGTGGTGAATTTGAGAACTATGACACTCTTGAGGAATTAGTTAGAGGAGCTTTACAAGTAGGGGCTAAAGACACAAGTTCAATGAATGTCTTCTCTAACATTGATCAGGTCCTTGCTGACGACTACAGACACCCTATTCCAATGGGAATACCTGGAATTGACAGATTATTAAAAGGTGGTTTGGCTAAAGGTGAGATTGGTGTTATTTTGGCACCAACAGGTGTAGGTAAATCCACAATCTTAACTAAAATTGCGAACCACGCATTTAACTTAGGAAACAACGTACTCCAAATCTTTTTTGAGGATAACCCTATAGTTATTCAGAGAAAACATTACACTCTTTGGACTAAGATTCATCCTGATGAATTGTCAGAAAAAAGAGACGAAGTTAAAACCAAAGTTAAAGATATTGAGGAGTCTATGTCAAATAAGTTAATTATGAATAAGTTACCGTCTGATACCGTAACTATGTTACAAATTAAGAATCAAATCCGAAAGATGGTCGCGGATGGTATTAAGATTGATATGGTATTACTTGACTACATTGATTGTGTTGTACCTGATAAGAATTTAGGTGATGAATGGAAGAGTGAGGGGTCTGTAATGAGAGCATTTGAAGCAATGTGTCACGAAATGGATTTAGTTGGATGGACTGCAACTCAAGGTAATAGAAGTTCTATTTCGTCTGAGGTTGTAACAACTGATCAAATGGGAGGATCAATTAAAAAGGCACAAGTTGGTCACGTTATTATTACGGTGGCGAAGACACTACAACAAAAAGAAATGAAATTGGCAACAATAGCAATTACAAAATCAAGGGTTGGAGATGATGGGGTTGTATTTGAGAATTGTAAATTTGATAATGCAATGTTAGACATTGACACTGACAGTTCTATGACTTTCTTAGGTTTGGAAGAACAAAAAGAAGAAAGACAACGATTAAGGGTTAAAGAGTTGTTAGATAAAAGACAACAAAGAGAACAAAAAAATTAAACAAATAAATAAATAATAAAATTAATCAACTATGGATATTTCACAAAAAATTTTGAGTAATATAACGGTGTATATGAAATACGCTAAATTTGTCCCCGAATTAAATAGGCGGGAAACGTGGGTAGAATTGGTATCTAGAAATAAAGAAATGCACCAAAAAAGATACCCAAATATTAAAGAAGAAATTGAAAACGTATACAAAATGGTATACGATAAGAAAATTCTTCCGTCAATGAGATCATTACAATTTGGTGGGAAACCAATTGAGATTTCACCAAACAGAGTTTACAATTGTGCTTATATGCCAATTGACCATCCAGATGCGTTCTCTGAGACTATGTTCTTATTGTTAGGTGGTACAGGAGTTGGATTCTCAGTACAAAAACACCACATTGAAAAATTACCTGAGATTAAAAAACCAAACCCATCAAGAACAAGACGTTATCTTATTGGTGATAGTATTGAGGGATGGGCAGATGCAATCAAAGTATTGGTTGAATCTTATTTAGGGGTTAAATCATCAACACCTATATTTGATTTCTCTGACATTCGTCAAAAAGGAGCATTGTTGGTTACTTCAGGTGGTAAAGCCCCTGGACCGCAACCACTTAAAGATTGTGTTCACAATATTACTAAAGTGTTTGAAAACAAAAAAGACGGTGAAAAATTATCACCTATTGAGACTCATGATATTGTATGTCATATTGCAGATGCGGTATTAGCGGGTGGTATCAGAAGAGCGGCGTTAATTTCATTATTCTCTGCTGACGATGAGGAAATGATTTCTTGTAAATCAGGAAATTGGTGGGAACAAAACGCACAAAGAGGTAGATCTAATAACTCAGCAGTTCTTCTTCGTCACAAAATTACTAAAGAATTCTTTATGGATCTTTGGAAAAGAATTGAGTTATCAGGAGCAGGGGAACCTGGTATCTATTTGTCAAACGACAAAGATTGGGGAACTAATCCATGTTGTGAGATTGCACTTCGTCCTAACCAATTCTGTAACTTATGTGAAGTAAACGCCTCTGACATTGAATCACAAGAAGATTTTGAATCAAGAGTTAAAGGTGCGGCGTTCATCGGAACATTACAAGCGGGTTATACCGATTTTCATTACCTAAGAGACGTTTGGAAAAGAACAACTGAAAAAGATGCACTTATTGGTGTTGGAATGACAGGAATTGGTTCAGGTGTTGTTTTAGGTTATGATATGAAAGCGGCGGCTGAAATTGTTAAACTTGAAAACGAAAGAGTCGCTAAACTTATTGGTATTAACAAATCCGCAAGATCAACAACCGTTAAACCATCAGGAACGTCATCATTGGTGTTGGGAACTTCTTCAGGTATCCACGCATGGCACAATGACTTCTACATAAGAAGACTACGTGTTGGTAAAAACGAGGCTATCTACCCTTATTTACTTAACAACCATCCTGAGTTAGTTGAAGATGAATTCTTCCGTCCTCACGATACCGCAGTTATCTCTATCCCACAAAAATCACCACAAGGTTCAATCCTTAGACATGAGTCAGTATTCCAAATGTTGGAACGTGTTAAGAAAGTATCACAAGAGTGGGTTAGATCTGGTCACAGAACGGGACAGAACACACACAACGTATCTGCCACGATTTCTGTGAAAGAAGATGAGTGGGACTTGGTAGGTGAATGGATGTGGAACAATAGAAAATTCTATAACGGTTTATCAGTGTTACCATACAACGGAGGAACTTACACTCAAGCACCATTTGAGGATTGTACAGAAGAAGATTTTGAAAGATTGTTAAGTACATTGGAAGATGTGGATCTTACAAAAGTAATTGAGTTACAAGATAACACGGACTTAAGAGGTGAAATTGCGTGTGGGGCTAATGGATGTGAAATTTCTTAAATAAAATGAAAGTAACTTGGGGAAATAATACTACGCTAACATATCAAGTATTGTTAGCGTTTTATAATCTTAGAAAAACAAATTAAAATGAATGTAGGAGCATCTAAAGATTGGATACAACAGTTGTATGTTAGAGAATTTGGACCAAAATTACAACCAAACGAGTTCTACTATAATAATAAAGGTAGGATTGTTATGACCGAAGAATATCATAAACGTAGAGGTAGTTGTTGTGGAAGCAGATGTTTACATTGTCCATATGATCCCAAATGGGAGAAGGGGAGTAAAACGATAAAGGAATCACGGCTTAGGTCGTGATTTTTATTTTAGATGTATTTATTCAAAACACATAGATACTATATTTATTAGATATGGCAAATGGAATCACATATGGAATAAATTTTCCTTTTAGAGAATCTTACGTTGGTAAATATTTGGATGTTTCAGATAATACCGATGAAGAAGTTAGAAGTAATTTAGTTCATTTATTGTTAACTAGAAAAGGGTACAGATATTATCTTCCTGATTTTGGAACAAGATTGTATGAATATATTTTTGAACCTCTTGATGGGCCTACATTTAGTGAAATTGAGGGTGAGATTAGAGACTCAGTTGAAAAATATATGCCAGGTGTACAGATAACAAACATTTCAATAACCGACGCTTCTTTAGGTGAAGAGGATGAGGGTACTTTTATTAATTCTAATGGAGATAGGGAATTTAAAGTACAAGGTATAGGCGAAAAAGAACATACCGCAAAAATTAAAATAGACTATAAGGTCACAAATCAAGCCTTTGAAAGTAGTGATTTTGTTATTATCAATATTTAATAGTATATGGCTGAGAAAAAAATATCCTACACAACCAGAGACTTTCAAGGAATAAGAACTGAGTTAATTAACTTTACAAGAACTTATTATCCTGATTTGGTACAAAATTTTAACGATGCTGGGGTTTTCTCAGTAATGTTAGATTTAAACGCTGCCGTTACAGATAACCTACAATTTAATATTGATAGAAGTATCCAAGAAACGGTATTACAATTTGCTCAACAAAAATCTTCAGTATATAATATCGCTAAGACTTACGGGTTAAAAATTCCGGGTCAAAGACCTTCGGTGGCATTAGTAGATTTCGCAATAACGGTTCCCGCATTTGGTGATAGAGAAGATTTAAGATATTGTGGTATTCTAAGAAGAGGATCCCAAGTAAGTGGTGCAGGACAACCATTTGAAACTGTCTATGATATTGATTTTGCTTCGGCAATAAATTCTGAAGGAACCTTAAATAGATTAAAAACACCTAACTTTGATGCTAATGGTAGAATATTAAATTATACTATTACAAAAAGAGAAGTTGTCGTAAACGGGTTTACAAAAGTATTCAAACGGGTTATTACACCAAATGATGTAAAACCATTCTTTGAATTATTCTTACCTGAAAAAAATGTTTTAGGAATAACAAGTGTTCTTTTAAAAGACGGGACTCAATATAATACAATCCCAAATCCACAAGATTTTTTAGGGTTAGACAATAGATGGTATGAGGTTAAGGCACTTGCCGAAGACAGAGTATTCATTGAAGACCCAACTAAAGCATCTGATCAACCTGGAATTAAGGTTGGTAAATATATTTTAACTAATACTAAATTTACATCTGAATATACACCTGAAGGTTATTTAAAAATGACATTTGGTGGTGGTAACGTTTCTGCGGAAGAACAACTTAGAGATTTTGCAAGATCAGGTAAAGGATTTGATTTAAATAAATATTCTAACAATTTAGCATTAGGTGCGGCTCTTAAATCAAACTCAACATTGTTCATACAGTACAGAGTTGGTGGAGGACAAGCAACTAATTTAGGTATTAATGTAATCAATCAAATTGGTACGGTATCATTCTTTGTTAATGGTCCTTCAGAAAGTGTTAACAGATCTGTAATTAATACATTGAAATGTAATAACGTTACTGCGGCGATTGGAGGGGCAAACGCACCAACACTTGAAGAAGTAAGAAATATGGTATCATATAACTTCTCAGCACAAAATAGAGCGGTTACAATAAATGATTACGAATCAATTATTAGAACAATGCCTTCTCAGTTTGGAGCACCAGCAAAAGTTGCAATTACTGAAGAGAATAATATGATAAAGATAAAAATGTTATCTTATGATACAAGTGGTAATTTAACTGACACGGTTTCTAATACATTAAAAAGTAATGTGGCAAACTACCTTTCAAACTATAGAATGATTAACGACTACATCTCGATTGAAAGTGCAAACCCAATTGACTTGTCGGTTAATGTTGATGTTGTGTTGGACGCTAGTCAAAATCAAGGAGCGATTGTGTCTAAAATTATTGATATTATCACAACATACTTTAGTCCAACAAAAAGACAATTGGGTCAAAATGTTGTTGTGTCGGAATTAAGAAGATTAATCCAAGCGGAAAATGGGGTAATAAGTATTTCAGATATGGAATTCTTCAATAAAGTTGGAGGTCAATATTCCTCAAATCAAACATCTCAGAAATATTCTAATCCGGCAACAAAACAAATACAGTTAATTGCGGACACAATTTTTGCTGAACCTACACAAATTTATCAAATTAGATACCCTAACAAAGACATAAATGTTAGAGTTATCAATTTAAGTACAGTTAATTTCTCCTGATAATTTATTTTTTTTTAATTAGAACTATTTTTTGAAAATAGGAAATAAACTATTTATCAAAAAAGACTTTAATGGTAAAATCACATAGAATAAGGACACAAGTCGGTGTCGACAAATACATCAACGTAAAGTTAGACCAAGATTTTGATTTTTTAGAAATCCTATCTTTGAAAATTAACCAATCGGATCTCTATATGAAGGTATGTTCTGACTATGGGGTTGTAGTTGGTAGGGTTGTGGTAAACGGTGGTTTTGGGTTACCAAATGCTAAAGTGTCTATATTCATACCATTAACACCTGAAGACGAATTAAACCCGACCATATCTGAATTATATCCGTATAAAACTTTATCTGATAATAATGAGGCTGGATATAGATATAACCTATTACCTCACGATCCCTCATATAGTGTTCATGCGGCAACAGGGACATTCCCAAACAGGGAAGAAGTTTTATTAGACCAAACTTATATTGAGGTTTATGACAAATACTACAAGTATACCGTTAAAACAAATGATAGTGGTGATTATATGATATTTGGAGTTCCTGTTGGGACTCAAACTGTTTTCATGGATGTTGATTTATCTGATATTGGGTGTTTTTCATTAACACCACAAGATTTAATTAATGCAGGGCAAGCGACTGAAACACAAGTTAATGGGTCAACATTTAAGAAGTCATCTAATTTAAGTGAATTACCACAAATTAAAACATTAAATAAAAATGTTGACATTTCTCCTCTTTGGGGACAAGAAGACATTTGTCAAATAGGTATTACGAGAGTTGACTTTGATTTAACTAATGAAGCAAACGTAACAATTAGACCTAATGCTATTTTCATGGGGTCTCTTATTTCCACAACCAATGATGATGCCCTTAAAACAAATTGTAAACCAAAAAACAATACGGGTAATTTATGTGAGTTAATTGCAGGTCCTGGACAAATATTATCTATTAGACAAACAATTTACCCCGATAAAAATAATTTACCAATTCTTGAGGAATATAAGTTTGAACAAGATGGTAAAGTTATAGATGGGGATGGATCATTTTTGGCAAATGTTCCGATGAATTTGGATTATATTATAACAAACGAATTTGGGGAACAGGTAATTTCTAATGACCCCACTAAGGGAATCCCAACAAAAGGAAGATATAGGTTTAAATTTAAATGGAGTAACGAAGGTGGGTTACAAAACGAATTCCAACGAGCAAATTTCTTAGTTCCAAATATTAAAGAGTATGGTTGGACATCAAGTAGTATGGATCCATTTGATCCAAGTTCAACAACACCATTCTCTATTGTAATGCCGTCAACATTTCCTATTAATCCACCACAATACACAGGGTCAACAATTGCAACAACTAATGGTGGTCTTTTATTTGGGGATTCTGTTAACAGTAAGAAGTTTACAATCTATATTGATAGTGGTAGTGGTCCACAACCATATTATGGTGATATAACAGTTATACCTGTTAACGCTGGTGATATTATTTTGGCGGTTTCTGAACCAACAGATGATACACAACAACAAGAAGTTAATTTTACTTTTTATCCTCAAGATTATTTTGATTTACTAAGATCATACACGTTTAGTTTAGATTGGGACGATTATGTTGACCCAATATCGGCAATTAATTGTGAAGACACGTTCTACGAAATGAACTATAATAAAGTTTATACGACCGCAATGTTCCTTGATAGATACAAAAATGGTGTCTCAAGGGCAAGACATTTAGGGATTAAGGAAATTGATAATAGAACTTGTAAGTCAACGGTAAATACATTCCCATCTAATGACATCGTTAGAAATTTTGATTTTATATTTTTTTTATTCAACTTACTAATTAATATTTTAACACTCCCTTTATTAGTATTATTGTTTGTTGCTCACTTTATAGCTTGGGCATGGCCTGTTTTAAAGTACTTATTAATCATTTTAGGGATATATTTTGCTTATGATGCAATAAGGGATATGATTGACTGGATAAACTCATTAATTGAGGTATTCGCATTTGCACCTTTAGGTGGTCCTGTAATTAATTTTGGTTTGATATTAAGAATTGCGGCACAAGCGTTATCATTCATATTCCGATTAGCATTATCAATTGCGTTTATTGTCTTTACAATAAAATACTTAATTAAGATAAAGAATTTCCCAAGAATAGGTTTACCTATGATATCTTACCCTGAATGTACAAGTTGTGATTGCGATTGTGGACCTGCGACTTTGGAGGATGATATTGATGCAAACTCAGTTCAAGATTCAATTGATTCGCAACAATCAGATAGTGTTGATGTTAACCTTGGACAAGCAAACGGATTTTTAGCACCCGTTAATACGCCCGCATCGTATAACGTTATTCACCCTAATAGTCAAAATAATCCAATTGAAGATCAAATGGAACGTGATAGAGGACCATTTTGGGATGGTCCTTGTCTTGATGGCACTACGTGTGTTAATTGTAGTGTACCATCATTAATTACTGCGGCGATGAAACAGGATATAACTCCTGAAGTTGCCGCAAGAGGAATCATTGACTATCAAAGAATGTTCTCAGGTTATGACATATTAAGTTCAACGGGAGTAGTGAATGAAACTATTGTTTATAATCCCGAATTTGCATTATACCACGCTCCCCAACCATTTATATTTTCCGCTTGGGATAACTCTGGTAATGACCCAAGAGGTTTTGCTTTCCCAACTAAAGAAACATTACCACAAAAATTAAATGAATTTAACACAAGAAATAAATATTTTGGACCAAACGCCACAAATAGAGTTAGAGGGTATATTAACCCATCTTTAAATGGAAATACTTTTTTTGAAGATCAAATTGTGTTTCTTTTGGCAAATCCTGGAACAAAAGATCAAATGCAAGTTGGTAAACCAATTAGTTTTAATGATCCATTAAAATCTAATGGTTATGTTAACCTAACAGGAGGTACATTAAACGAATTTGGTAATAATGCAATTACAGGAACAACAACAACGGGAACAACCTCAATAACGGTTAGTTGGGCTGACCCTTCAAGTATTACCACCACAACATCTTTAAGTTTACCTTTCATTATTAATCAACCTGTGATATCAAATATGCCATCATCAATTATTGGAGATGAGATTGGATATTTACAATATCCTACCGACGTGGAATATTTTCAGATGATAACAGGTATGACGGTATCCAATTTCTTTGCTTTAACTGGTACCGCATCAGGTACATTACCAACAGACTCATTTTTAAAACATAGAATTGAATTTTTATATCCTTGTGGTTCTGGTTATGGCACATATGATGCTGGTGAGGCTCTTAGTCAAATGACAAATTATGAAAATTTTGAAATTATCATACTAAATAGGGGTGTTGACGTACATACTGCACCACAAAAAATTAAATATGATTTATCGAGAATATTTGGAGAACCATTTGGTACTGTTATAACCCCTGAAGGTGATTATTACTTAAATGTGCCGATAAAACCAACAGGTGTGAGACCTGCTAGTAATAATACCGCAACAAACTCAGCGGCTAATTTATATTTCCCTTCATATAATTTTAATATAGGACCTGCGGTTGGGGCTAACCCTAATTACACTGCATTTACATCAAATTACCCTTATTATTATTTATCTACTGACGATCTTAGTGTTGCGAATTACACACCAGTACCTTCCGCATGGCAAGGATTAGATTTTTTAACAAGTACCCCAAGAACAATATTATCTGTTTGTGACTATACATTGCCAAGATCTATTCCAGACTACATTGGTGGTGGTACATTCTTAGGATCACAAAGTAATACTTCGTATCCTCCTTGTGTTAGTAGTGCTAATGCGAATACACCTAATAATGGTGATCAGGGTAAAGGAGAAATTGGTGTTGTACCATCAGACCAATTAAATGCATTATATTCACCGGCATATTATCGTTATGGGTTACTTGGTGTTAATTTTAACGATAAAACTAAAATGGTTATGAGAAGTGACCGATTACCTACATCCACAAAAACTGAAAATGGTGCAGGATCAATAACAGGTTATGCGGCACACCAAAATAATAATTTTACATTCTACACTGCCGATGGTATTTCTTCATCATCAGGTACTGGAGTGGCGTCTGATTTAGCGTCAGGTAATCAATTTGATTTACCTGATGGAATAGCATCAATTGCGGCAACATTAACTTGTGATGATATGGTTTCATTACAATGTTATCAAGGTTCAGGTAATAACGTAACGGTAATACCTCCTGACCAATGTATTGTACCTGAGGATAGAGTTAAAAAAGGATGTTATTGTTTATTAAATAAAAAGTACATTTCAGAGTACGACGAAGATGTAAAATTATTCTTAGAATGGAAAACAAGGTTTACAATTATGTTTGCCGCTTGTCGTGGGGTATTTGCTCAAGTGTTCCAAAACAATTGGATTAATGGGGTGTTATATATGTATTCATTTAATAAAACCGCAACATATACGGTATTAGATCCTAATAACCCAACATATAATTATTGTGATGATGTTATTGTTTTTAATGAGTTAAGTAATGGTTTCTATTATAGATCTTCGCCATGGAAAGATAGTACTCAACAATTCATTGGGAAAAACAAACCTTTGGTTAATCCATTATGGCCATCAACAATAGTTAATGGATACCCTGGATTAGGTTATAATGAAAAACAAATCCAATTCCCAACAACAATTGCTGATTTAGGGCCTAGAGATCAATTTATTACCGAGATATGTAATAATTCGAATTTTAATGGTTACATGGCCGATCAAGTCAAATCTACATCATATCAAGATACATCCGACCTAATCCAAATTGGGTTCTTATCTAGATTGTTAAATGACACATTTAGACAGACAATGTTTCCTGTTACGACAGGTGGTGGTACCACAGAAGGTAAAGGTATTATACAATTCTTTAATAGTACCAGAAAAGGAGATAGAATTGATGGTGATTTTGCTCAAGCATTATCGATAAATTCCGAATGGAAAGTAAATCCATTCATCTTTGAAAATTACCCTAATCCAAATTCGATTTATTTTGGTGATGACAACCAATTCCCACCAAGACCTGTGTTTGGGATCCTATTTGAAACCCCAACTAAGGAGTATGATTATAGAAGAAAATTAACACCTGGATATGAAACCTATAGTCATACCCCGTTAATTCAAGACTATTATGGTTTCCCAAAAACGCAAGATGTTCCCCATTATCAATGGAAAATTGAATCATCACCAAATATATTTGGGTCTGAAAATAATAACTGGTATACGTATTCGCCTTTCTTCCATAAGGGATATCAAAATTTGGATTTTAATATTGATCCGTATTTCCAATCCTCAACAACTAAATTAGGTATACTTACCAATTTTGATGTTAGTGGACAACCATTACCGACACCACAAGTATCGACGCAAGTCATAGTTGGGGCACCATTCCATTTTTATTTTGGGTTAAATAATGGTAAAACTGCGATTGATAAATTTGTTAAATTATATGTAAATAACGAGGGATAAGATGATAGATAACCCAACAAATATTGTATTAGGAAGTTTAAGATATAAAGGATCAAGCGATACTAATCTTTTTATTGATGTTCCATTAGAACAGACAGAAAAAGAAATAGTTGAATTTGATAGAAATGTTGACTTAAGTTTACAAAAGGTTTTTGATGATGAAAGACAAGGGTCAAGTGTTTTTAGACCTGTAACTAAATACACATTTATATTTAAAAATGAATATACGGGATCAACAACTTATGTTCCGTATAGAAATAATTTGTATTACACAAACGCAATTAATAATGCGGTGTCTTACGTGACAAATCCTAATACGCCTTGGGACGGATATCCCCAATACTGTGAATTTGATTTTATTCGAGTTGATAATAATATACCAGGTTACACCCAACCACCAAATAATCATGTGACATTTATAAATAAAAGTGCCTCCACCTATAATTGGACTCATTATATGAGTTACGGTTATAGTAATGATTACACTAAACCTTTATTCGCAATTGATAAGGATACATCCGCATCTTGGTTTTGGATGGCATCAGATGGTATACCGTTTACAATAACATCTGGTAGTGATGATAATGGAAATTTTATCACATTTAAATGTCCGATGAAACATGGGATATTAACAGGGGAATATGTGGAATTTCCGTTTGATTACAATGGGGAAACTATTTTTCAAGTTAATAGTCTTGGGGATTCAGGATTTGGAAGTGAGGAGTACATTTTTAACGTCTATAATGTTGGATTTACGGGAACTACATTCCAAAACGGAACATCAAGTACGTTCAGACGAATAATTAATAAAAGTAATACAGGAGAAACAAGATCTGAATATTATGTTAGAGTACATAAAATATTAACAAATTCTGATTGTGCGTTATTAATAAAAGCAGGATTTGAACAAAATATATTCGCATCAAAGTCAAAATTTGAAAAAGACGTTTTAAGTCCAAATAACATTAATAGAACTTCAATAAAAGAAGGTAATCAATCATATACTTTATCCTTTAATTGTGACATTGATATTAAACCATTACGTGATAATCAAAATAGACCTATATCTGAATTGTATTTTACTACATTATGGAAAGGTTATTTTGGGTGGACAAACGGAATGAAACAAGGGTGGGGATTTAATCAACCATTAGATAATGGTTTACCAAATTCTTGGTGGGGACAAGGAAATTTCTTATCCAATACAAACATAACACAAGGTCTATATAATTCAAATACACTTCCACCTGTTGGTCCATTTTATTATAATAACGATTTAGTATCGGGCGATACCATTGATGGGGATTATTGCGAATGGAACGATTATGAACAAAAAGAAAGAGTAATATCAAGATATGTTCATAAAATAATATATAATGACCTTAAGTTTAATATTGTAACCGATGCCGACCCAACAAATGAGTTTGGATATTATTATAATCCACACAATTCAATAGTAATTCGAGAATATTCTGATTATATTGAAGAGGCGGATTCTAATTTAATATTAGATATTCCTGACTATGCATTCTATTCTAATTTATCTAATAGTTTTAGATGGAGAGACCTATATACTTATGGTTATATAGATAGTAACGGTATTGGTGTTAACTATCCATTTATGAATGGTAAACATTACCCATACGTAAATACTATTTTTAGATTAACACCTGAAGGTATTGGAGTACAAAACATAAACGATATTGCGGAACCGATAATAGATGAATGTGAATAAAATTAAAATAATAAGACCAACAACAGATCAATATGTGAATATTCCTATTGAAATGAAATGGGATTTTGCGGGTCGGGAGGATAGTATTTTAGAATACCAAGAAGAGATGGTTAGAGAAGTTGTTGGACCACCAAATGACTTTGAGATTAGTCAATTTTCTCACAACTCATTTAATGATGAGACCACAGACATTAATTATGAATTTTATTTTTATGATAATACATTACCAATTAGTGCAAATACGGTAACCCAATCAAATTGGGGGATATCTTATTTGAACGAAGGGTTTACCAATGAGGAAGTTTATTATTATACAAAACCTTTTACTAAGTCATTCTTTAAATTGGACTTCTATGATACGAACGATGAAAGAACACAAAAGATTTTTTTTACAATAATATTACCCGTACAACAAGGGGATTTTATGAGTGTTAGTTTAAACGCATTGTTACCTAATGTCGATATTAGAAAACCCAAATTTAAGTTAGACTATATTGGAGATAAAGAAGGTTTCTTTATTTATTGGTTAAGAGAAAGAAATTTTTATGATATTAGTGAATTTTATATGTCAGGTAAATTTTTTGACGCAAAATTAGGGGTTTATGTTGTAATGACTAACACACCACAACCATTAATAACCCCAAATAAATTTAATTTTGTACCCGAAGACTATTTTTATTACAAAGTAAACTTAGATTATAATAATAAGACATATGAGGTATCATCCACTTCCACAACATTAAGAGTTGGAAGTGATGTGACACCAATAAAATGGTATGAATATGTAAACCCATAATGGAAGAACAAAAATATTACTTTAAAATATCTCCAGAAAATATTTTTGGGGATCTTAGATTGGTTCAATATACCGGTGGTACTGATGTGTATGATACAACCGATCCTTGTTGTCCTATATTGACAGGGGAGACATCGGTAACGGGCGTGGACTATATTGGGGTTTATACGGGTATGACATATGTCTTATCAGGTGGGACAAACGGTGATTCACTTTTAACTGGATTAACAATACCAATAATGATTACCCAAACTGCGGTTGATATGGGGTATTATTCTGTTTTTGATGGTGCGGTGTTACAGAAAGATGTGATTAACAATTTTCTATTTTCGGCAACAACGGGTAGCCCTTACACCTATTATTTTTATAATACATCAGATACTGAATTATTAAAATTTTTATCATTGGTAACTTATGTTGTTGATTGGGGTGACGGATCACCAAATGTGACAATTACGGGAACATCTCCGTTATCTCATACTTACCCAACATCTAACAGTGAATATCAAATCACTATGACCGCAACGTCGCCATGGGGAATTTCAAAGATAACAAAAACAATTACAATCCCATTTGATGATGTGATAATTACAAATCCTAATGGTACTGCCACATTTACACCTGCAGGTGGTAATTGGACGGGAACCTCATTTAATTATGATTATATTTTTAGTGGGGATTCAAATACAGACATTAATGATTTCTTCAGTTACAATTATACGACTATACCATTTTTAGTTTCGGGTAATACCGAATCAACGATAAATGATTTAGCACAATATGGACCTATAAGTAGTCTTTATGGTGGTAAATTTAAAATAGGTATACAAGTTACAGGAACCACAGGTAGTGTTGGTACTGTATGGGGACCTGACCCAGATGGGTTATATACCGCATATACAATAAATCAGATTGATTATTTTGATTATGAAAATTTTACCATTTTTATGGTATATTCATCTGGTTTTACCCAAGATAATATAATAATGACAGGTTTAACTAAAAATGAGGCATTAATAAATGTTATTGATCAACCTGAGGTCCAAACCAATGTCTTTGTTGAGAGAGGTAAAAACTCTGCGTTAGAATACATTGAAAGGATTGGTGAAGTTGATAATGTTGGGGACTTAGAAAAATATGGGTATGGATTTTTTAATGTCAAAAAAGACCTTAGTTAAGTATTTATTAAGTAAGGAAAATAAACTAAATATAAATTAAATTCTTGTGGCTACAGGTAATTACGGAACAATAAGAAGTGCGGACGTTAGTCCTGATGATGTAGAGATCATCTTGAATTATACGCCATCAAGGGATGTTACAGATAACTTTGTTTTATCTAAATTAGACGCTAAATCTATTTTACGACCATATTTTCATAATTCAGCAACTGGTGGTAACGCTAGTGTTGAGATATTAGGGGGGTTATATAATTTAAAATTACCTGCCGACAGATTCAATAAATTGGGTATCTATACTCTTTATATTAGACCTGCTGAGATTAGAACTAAAATAACAGATTGTGGAGTCCTATCTTCATTACCTAATGTTAAAGGTATTGTTGTTGATTTAAATAATGTACCGTCTCAATATAGAAATAAGTTTGTTAATCAAGGTTTAATTGGGTTTAGAGTTGAATACTTAAATTCAGATGGAACCAAAATACCTAATTTTTTTAGAATTATAACATCATCATTTTATTGTGAACCAATTGTCCAAAATTTGACAAACACATCACAAAAGGCAATTAGATATAGATATGTTGAAAGTACATCAAACTTACTTTTTTGTACACTTTCACCATCCTCTTCTCCAACTAATAAACCAAGTGCGACACCATTCATTGGTCAACCTAATCAGAATATTATAATAACAAATACATTTTTTAATCCGATAACTACGGAAATTGAAATTGTTGAACACGATATATCAACATTAGCGATTGCACTTTATGGTAATCAAACCAAATCTATTGATGACGGTATCTATACAATCTACGATAGTGCTAATAACATTTACAAACAATACAATTTATTTGAAGTTCGTGATCAGTTTAACGAATTATTATATGAGGTTAGACAAGATAGAAATAATAACATTGATTTTAGTAAAAGTTTTAACAATATAGTGTAAAAATGGCAGTAAAAAAATATACGTGTCCACCTCAGTCTCCAAGCGGTCAAGGAACATTCTCTGACAATTTAGTTGGTTTACAACTTGTTGATGGGGGAGGATTTACTCAGGCGAATTTTGAATTTACTACGTCAATTACTGAAAAACAAGACAGAAATTTTAATATAGGTGCATTCTCATCTCCAATTTCATTGGATAGTATGAATATTGAAAGTGTTATTGAATCTAGAATTATCCAATCAAATAATTTTAAAGTTTACCCTAATTTTGATTTATCCCAAGTAACTAACTTTACATTGTATGGGTCATTAGTAAAAAGAATTTCTACATCAATTTCACATATAATTAATTTTTTTCCAGCGGGTTTAGATATCAGTGCGACATTACCTAATTATAGTACCGCAGAAACGGCGTTTAACATTCAGTATGATTCTGTTGAAAATGAAACCACGTTTGATGTTTATATAGGATCAATAAGAAACCCGTTTGATATTGACTATAGTTCAAATGCAAATAGAAATTTTGAGTTACTTGAAATTGAAGTTTCTCGATTAAGAAATTTTACTGTAAATTACGCAAAATATTCATTATTTACAAATGATAATGAATATCCTGTGGTTTTTTATAGCCCATCAAATAACACGTCAACAACTTTAAATTTTGTAGTAAAGGGTAACCCGTTTTCGGGAAATAACATATCATATAACACATTAATCATTAGACCTAATGATATGTATGTTAATAAAACCTTCAACGAGTCTATGGATGAGGTTGAACAATTTCTATTAAACAGATCTATTACTCCAATATACACATCTACATTTACAGTACCTGTAGAAAATGAAGACGGTACGATTAATTTAACAACTCAGGCAATAACATTCCCTAAAAATGGTCAATGGAATTTAGATATAACATCTTTGGCTTTTGATAATTACCTTGTGACTTTGAATGACTTTGCGTTTAATTTAGATTTATATCGTACAAATTTGATTTCTCGTTTTTTAACAACAGGTGCAATTAAAGAATTTGACACACCAGATCAAAAAATTGAAAAGGTTTTACAAATATATGGTAGAAGTTTTGATGAAACCAAAAAGTTTATTTCGGCTTTATCGAACATGAATAATGTTAACTACAATATTAAAAACGATATTCCATCACAATTATTAAAAAATTTAGCACAAACATTAGGTTGGGATACAAACATTTCACCAATCACAAATGACCAACTATTGGATTCTGTATTTAGTACTGGTACTAATGAATTTAGTGGTTTGTCAGTTGGTATGACACCTGAGGAACTTAATTACCAATACTATAGAAATTTAATTTTAAATTCGGCGTATCTTTTTAAATCTAAAGGGACTAGAAAATCTATTGAAATATTGTTAAGATTGATTGGAGCACCTGAGGCTTTAATTGAATTTAATGAGTATATATACATTGCCGATCAAAAAATAAACATTGAAGATTTCAAGGGACAGTACGCTAATTTATCAGGTGGTACGTACACTCAACAATTACCGATATTAGATACTACGGACATATACTATATACAAGGTCAACAATTTACAGGGTTCACAACAACTAGTGTTATAACCGACGCTATTGTAAATCCTGAGGATTACCCTATTGATGAATTTGGATATCCTATGATGCCGACAGTAAGTGATTCTTACTACTTCCAAATTGGGGGAGGATGGTTTGAATCCACACCACAACATAGGATGCCAGAACAAGTAGATACCACAAATAGTGTATTTACAGGTGCTAACCCTAATTACCAAACTACATTATTACCATTTAATTATGGTGAGGAATATCTACAAAGATATAGAACTTTCCCTTATATGAATTTGGGATATAAATTACGTAGAGTAGTTGATAATAAAAAAAGTTGGACGGACACCCAAACAGGGTTAAGATCTAATTTTGACGGTAACTTCAACGCATATTATCCTGTTAATAGTGATAAATTAGTTATAAATGTTAAGAATGTTGACATATTCATGAATCCGGCACAAGGGTTAGTGTATGATGTTTGGACTATGTCGAGACAATATAATTATCCAATACCTAATCAAGGTTTAAACTATGTTGAACCAACACGTTGTAATCCTACTCCAAATACCCCTTACCCACAAAGAGGTGGGATAGATTGGACTGAGATCGTTCCAAAACCTAAAGAAAAAACATTTTTTGAATTCGCCCAAACTTTTTGGCATAATACAATTAATGTTAGAAATAGACAATTTATAACGGATGGAAAAACGGGAGGTTACCCTACTCCCCAATCAATCTATTGGAAATATTTAGAATCAGGTCAGGCAATTAATGTTCCTAACGATAATTTTACATATCAAACAATGATAGACTACGTTAATGGTTTGGGGACTTATTGGGTAAAATTAATCGAACAAATGGTTCCCGCAACCACAATATGGAATACGGGAACTAAATTAGAGAACTCAATTTTCCACAGACAAAAGTTTGTATGGAGAAGACAAATGGGTTGTCAACTTGTACCAGTACCGTGTGATCCTTGTTATGCAATTGGTCAGTTATTACCTTATGATTGTCCAATACAATCTGTTGAGTGTCCTATTTATCCATGGGGTTCTAACCCTCAAGTAAATTCGTTTGGGGTAGTTTTAGGTCAGGTTTTAACTACATATTTAAATAACAATGGTTATGATTTAAATAATGATTGTTTGGTTAATACATTAACATCTCAATGGTATGTGGATGTAAAATTAAATGGGGTTCAGTTGATAGAGTATAAATTTTTTGATGGGTATGGTTACTCCGTTAGCGGAACAAGTTTCCCAACACAAGTTAATTGGTTAAATGCTCTTTATGATTCGTTACCACAAATGATTAATGACGGACTAACATTTAATATTAACGAAACAACAAATATTGTGACAGTATATAATAGTGATTGTATATCACTTGATGATCAAAACAATTTTGAATTAAATGTGGGAATAAATTTTGATATAATTTGTAATCAATAATGGGAATAATAAGTACATATAGTTTTTCTATAACTGGAGATTGTACAAATGAAGGGTTAGGAGAGGTAATTTTTTCTGTAACGGGAGATAGTCCAGATTGGTTGGTTATTGAAACACCTACCGCAAATCTTAATTTACCAACATCGGCATTAACGGTAGTGAATAATGTTTATTATTATTCGGGATTAACTGCTGGTAGTTACTTCTTAAGTATATACGATGCAACGTATAGTAATTATGCCGTTGTGAATTTTTATATATCCTCAGGTACTTGCGTTTCGATTAATACGACAGACACTACTTGTGGTTTTGATAATGGTGGGGTAACCGCAACAACCCAATCTGTATATGGTAATGTTGCGACCTTTACGTTATACGATATTGGAGATATCTTTATTTCAAGTGGGACCTCAGTAAGTAGTACATATGTTTTCCCACCTGTACCTGCAGGGATTTACTATGTTGTTGCCGATGATGGTGGTGGATGTACAGGTCGTAGTGAATCATGTATTGTCAGAGAATCTACACTGTTTGATTATGGGTATTACGTTGTAAATGATGGAAGTTGTATAAGTAGTAACGGGAGTGGTAAAATATTTTTAACAGGGTTATCCGACCCAAGTCTATATACCGTTAATTGGTTAACAAGTGTTAATGGTCAAACGGGAACTACGGTAACGGGTTTAACTGCGGGACTATATAATGTACAGGTTACTAACGAAGATGGTTGTATTGTAAGTAAGGTAATAACTGTTACAGGTGTGGATCCGTTAGGTATTGGTGGGTTTATGACATACCCACCTGATTGTTTTGTAAACAATGGTGAAATAACGATAATCATTACGGGAGGAACCGCACCGTACTATATTGGTTGTTCCAATGGAGATAGTGCGATTATTTTTGGTAGTGAATATACATTTACAGGGTTATTCTCAGGAACATATAATTTTAACATAATTGATGCCGGTGTATGTAAAGTGTCAGGGACAACATCAATCAACACATCAAATAGTTTTCAAGTATTAAGTGTTAATGCAACAAACTCAATTTGTAATGACAATTCAGGGTCAGTAACGATTACGTTAATTGGGGCAGGGTATTACACATATAGTTTAACTGATTCCTTAGGTAATACAACAAATTTTGGGCCTACAACTAATATTGTACAACAATTCAATACATTATCTTCAGGTAATTATGATTTAGTTGTAACTGATGGTGTGTGTACTTATGAGACAACAGTTACAATTAATAATACCGAAAAATTTACGATTTCGGCAATAACCCAAAATACTACTTGTGGGTTAAATAACGGATCAATACAATTATTGGCAAGTTCAGGTGGTACTTTACCATATAGTTATCAGATAACAGGTTACCCGCCTTCACCAACAACAACATTTAATAATTTAGCCCCTGGTAATTATGTTGGGACAGTAACCGATAATACGGGTTGTTCACAAACTTTAAATCTTTATGTTAATAACTCAAACGGGGTATTATTTGATTTAGTTGTAACCCAACCAACAAGCGGTAATAATGGGGGGATAACTACCATAATTTATGGTGGCACACCAACATTCACATATAATTGGAGTCCAAACGTTAATGGACAAACAGGGTCAACTGTTACATCATTAAGTGGTGGGACATATAATTTGGAGATAGTTGACTCAAGTGGATGTACGTATACAAAAAGAGTTACTTTATCGGGGACTGAGAAAAACTTAAGTTATCAAACATATAATATTTGTAATGATAATTTTCAAAATACAGGGATACTTGGTAAACGAGGTATGCAACAAATGTTATCTGAAGGGTTTAAAGATCTTACATATGGAGATACTGCATGTATTTTAAATAGTGCAAATTTTATTGCCGACATTACTGTTGACGGTGTAAATACTCAACAATCGTTTTACGTTTCTTCAGGATTAACTGATTACCCATCTGATTATACATGGGGTCAAACAATTACTGAAGTTTTAGAAAGTTATGAAGGTATAAGTAAAGTTGAAATTAACTATTCAACTAATGAGATTAAAATATACAATAAATGTGTGGAAATAGGGGGGTGTCAACCCGAAACAATCTATTATTTATCTGATGCAAATATAGTTATAAATGTAAAATTAGAGTATAATATTTCTTGCCAACAATGTAATATAACACCAACACCAACACCAACATTAACACCAACACCAACACCAACACCAACCCCGACAGCCACACCAACCGCAACACCAACACCTACGGCAACAGCAACCCCTACACCTACCCCAACAGCAACGTAAACTAAAATATTTGTAAATTTTAATTACTACTACCCTTTTGTTGGATTAACGTTATTTTTTTATATATGGAAGATATTCTATTTGTTACCGCACAACCTGACGTACCCTATTTTCATTGGCAAGTAAAGTTATATACTCATAATTTTATGGAGAATGGTATTAAACCTTGTCAGATCCATGTAATTTTTGGTTTACAAAAAAAACAACAACCATCTCAAGGAGCATTAGAATTATGTGATTATGGATTCAATGTTCATTTTTATGACGATGATCGGGAAAACAAATCATATATACCAAGTATTAAACCATATTTGATTTATGAATGGTTAAAAGAGTATCCTGAAAATAGTAAGTTATTTTTCCTACATGATTCTGACATTGTATTTAATAGGTTACCTAATTTTGATGAATTATTAAATGATAACATTTCTTATTTATCGGACACCATAGGGTATATTGGTTACAATTATATTAAAGATTGTTGTGATAGATACGAAAAACAATACCCAACATCAAATAAAGAACAACTACTCCAAGAAATGGCGGACATTGTTGGTATTGATGTTAATCTTATAAAACAAAATCAAGAAAACTCAGGTGGAGGACAATACCTCATCAAAAATACGGATCCACTATTATGGGGTAAGATTTATGATGATTGTACACCATTATATAATCAAATGTTGGATTATCAAAGAAGGTTCCCAATTAACCCAGGTCAAATACAATTTTGGACTGCAGAAATGTGGTCATTATTATGGAATATGTGGAATTCAGGGTATGAAACAAAAATCACAAATGAGTTAGATTTTTCTTGGGCAACTGATGATATTGATATTTATAATAAAAAACCAATATTACATATGGCAGGTGTTACCGACCATTTAAAGACCACGAAATTTTATAAGGGAGATTTCATAAACAAAAATCCGATTGAGGATTTAAGAAAGGATATTAATTTCTTTAATTATGTGGACAAAAATAGTTCTACGATTAAATATATTGAAGTAATGAAGTCATTTTTGGAAAAAAATAAATAACTGATTATTTATTAGTAATGGGAATTCAACCGATATCAATAAAACCTGTAAATGAATGTGCGATAGTTACATTGTTTCCAATGGACGCAATATGTAATACGACTAACCCAAGTACCTCACAATCTTATGATGGTGCAATTAGTTTAATGATTAGTGGTGGTACTCCACCATATAATATTACTTGGGAAGAAGGAGGATCAGGGCCAACAAAAGATAATCTTGGTGTTGGAGATTACCATGCAACAGTCGTTGATTATTATGGGGATTTCACCGCAAACACAATATGTAGTTTAACTGCGGAAACAACCACCACAACAACATCTACTTCAACAACAACATTACCTTCTTATAGTGGTTTATGTATGTACTTCACAGATACTGTTGGTGCAAATTCAGAAACACATCAACTTTTATTCAATGGGTATTTAAATGGGTACCCTACTTGGGTATCTGACGATGATTTATATGATATATATTGGAGTACAGGTACCACAAATCAATGGTTAGTTAATGGTTGGAGCGATGGTATCATATATAATTCAAACACATCTACACCTCCATTAACGGGATGGGAATTCTTGGGTGGAAGTTATTCAGGAACATTTATTATTACTGTAACGGAAGGATTATGTGTTGACAACCCTACTGTTAATATGACAGTAAGTCAACAATCACCAACTTGTGGTAGTAATGGTAGTATTATTATAACTGCAAATGGAGGAACACCATCATACCAGTATTCTATTAATGGTGGTACAACATATCAATATAGCCCTGTATTCAATGGTTTATCAGGAGGAACTTATTCTGTTATAGTTAAAGATTCTAATAATGTAACAACAACGCAAACTATAACATTATTACCCCCACCACCTAACCAAACATATCAAATTCAGTTATCAATGGTGGGACTTTATTCGTTTAATATAAATGTGACACCTACGTTACCTGTTGGTGCATCAATTACCTTTAATTTAAAACATAACAGTGTGTTTAAAACCGCACCTTCACCAACCGTGGCAACATATAATAATGTGGTTACGGTTATTGTTAATGGATCGCCTATTGCAACACCATCGCCTATATTAAGTACAAGTACAACGTTTAATCCTTGTGATTCAGGGTCTTTTTATACAAAAACTAATCTCACAACTTGGAATACTTTAACATTTAATTCAACAACAACAATTAGCGGTACTTATACAAAATCGATAAGTCCAATAACACCTTTAGTTCCTTGTTATTATGCTATTGGTACAACCCAATTATTAATTGAAAATGCAGTATTACATAATTGTGAATGTTGTAACATAGTGGTAAAAACACCAAGAGAGAATAATCAGTTCTTACCGGGATAAAAAATGATAAATAAACTATTTATTGATTAAATGAGCTATATATTAAAAAATACATCGGGGCTAGTTAACACTAGAATTACTGACACAGGGAGGTTAAGATTATCACAAGGTAGTTTTAATATTTCATATTTCCAAATTGGAGATAGTGAAGTGTCATATAATGAACTACCAAATACATATAACCAATTTAATAGTGTTGTATTAGAACCAAGTTTTAATAGTCAAAATAGTGCGGGTTCTCCTGAATCAAACAAACAAAATATTAAATATCCATATTTTGTGGATGTTAATAATAGTAATACTTATGGAATACCATTTATGGATTCTGTTATTGAACCTGTTTATAATAGAGCCCCATTAAGAGGGTTTTTTACCGGTAATACAAGTGAAAGTAAAATAAATTGGAGCGCATTCACTAGTTCCAAATATGTTATCACATCTAACTATATAGTTGATATGTCAACGTTAAATGGGTCAAATCAAATAAAAATCATTCAAGATATATGTGACCCTACCAATACTAAAAAACCTGGTGTTGGAGATTTTATCACAATTTATTATGATGGTTTGGCAAAATATGATTGTTCTTGTGTTAATTTACCTACACCCACACCAACGGCAACAATAGGTACAACACCTACACTTACTAATACACCAACTGCGTCAAATACTAATTCTGATCCGTGTGCAACACCAACACCAACACCAACACCATCGGCAACACCTTGTTTAACACCATCAAATGGACCTGTTTGTCCATTACCACCAGATCCATCATGTGTTAAACCTGTACATTCATGTTTTCCTATATTAACATATAGGATTATTGATGTGTGTGAAGATAATGTAACATTAGATAGACCTACACCTAATTATGTTGGATTAAGTACGTATTGTTTTGGTAGAGTCTTAGTGTATCCCCCAAATATGACAACAATTTATGATAGCGTCACACCTCGACAACATTGGGCGGACGATGTTATTAATTTTGAGTCAATTTGTGATATTGATCAATTTGATGTGAAAGTGTGGAATATGAACATTCCGTGGACTGAGAGTCCCGCAGGATTGAGATCTACTGAGTATGAAGATTATACTTATTTTGGTTCTATCGATTATATTGGTAGTAAAGAATATTTTGGGTACAACTCAACTTCAGGTCAGACAGATACAAGTTACACATATTACTATAATTCATTTGATGAAATTGTTCAGGTTAAACCAGAAGAACAAAAGGCAATTGCGATTATACATTATACTAACCAAACTATAGATTTTTTCTATGGTGAGAAATTTGCATTAGAACCATATAACAATTCAAATCCTGAAAATACAACAGGACAAGCAAGAAACTTTAAATTACATATGCCAACATTAATGTGGCATAAAAATCCTGAATGTTGTTATGGTCAAACATTTTGGGTTGATCCTCCGGGATTTGACGGTAAAGACCTATTCCAAGTTGAATACATTAAGTCATCTAAAAATGCCGATATGAACCAACCTGGTATTCGTTATTATCATTTGTGGGACACCAATGCAAATGCAAATGGATTACCAAGTAGAGTTGGTAAAGTATTTCCTGATAGTAAATTAATTATTATTGATGATGAGGAAATAATTGCGGCATTATCTTACAAATCAAATAGAAATTGGACTTTAACTGCACCACAAGTTTCATTAATCACACCAAATACTTGTGGTTTAACAACCGCAACTACGGATGGTATTTTAACGGGTAATGGTGAGACTATGTATGTTACTTATAGATTAAGTAATCCTGGTAATTTTACTGATTCATTACATTGTAATTATTATTCTAAAATTGTTGGTAACAATAATGATTGTAATCCTGATACAACTAAAAATGTGGCAATAAGGTTTGGGTCTGAGTTCAAATGTTTAACTCAACCTGGATATCTTCCTGTAACGACTACAACAACTTATTCACCATTAACTACTACGACTACCAATTCACCATTTACAACAACTACAACGACTTATCCACCATTAACAACAACTACAACCACATATTGTCCAACATTTTGTGAAACACCTAATGGGTTCTTTGCAACTAAATTCCAAGTTATTGCACAAAAAGTGGTTACAGGGCAAAGACCTGATCCGTCTAAATGGAGAGTTATTGATTATACTAATTCATTATCTGGTACAACGTCAAATGGTTATATTACCGAGGCAGGCTTAACAGGAACAACATTTGTTATTACTCCTGATCTATATAGTAACGCACCGTACTATAATCTTAATAACTATATTCCATTAACACCACTTGGTACTACAACGCCTAATCTTAATTTTGGTGACGAGTACTTCTTTTACGGATCCTTTGAAACTGATATTCAGGCGACAATATATGAGATGAGGTATAAGGTGAATTTAAGTTTTGCGGAATTCCAAACTACGACTAACCCAACATGGAAGTCAGGGACTAATTCTTATATAACTGAAATAGCATTACTTGATAGTAATAAAGACGTTATGGTCATCTCTAAGATGCAATCGCCAGTGTTAAGACAAGGTATACAACAGTTCGTAGTTAAGTTAGATTTGTAAAAAACTTTAGTTTTATCTTCTTACTATTATATTATAATAAAACAATATTTTATGAGTACACCAATGAAAAATTCACCTAAAGTATTAGGGTTAGATATCTCAACTAAAACAATAGGATGGGCACTTTTTGATATTAAAACTAAAGAGTTATTAGAATTAACTCATGTATCTCCAAGACCTAAAAATAAAGATACAGAAGAAAATAAGATGTTAGAATTAATATTGAAATCTGAGGTATTCAAAACAAAATTGGAAGATTATAAAAAATTAGGTATTGTAAGTGTTATTATTGAGGAACCACTACTAAACTCTAATAATGTTTACACAATACAAACACTATTACGATTTAATACTTTAATTTGTAAAACAATATACGACATATTAGGGATTGTCCCTGAATTCATCTCAACTTATAACTCAAGAAAATTTGCATTTCCTGAATTAGTACAAGAAAACGATAAAAAGAAACACGTCCTATTTGGAGGACTTCCTAAGGACATTGACAAGAAAATGGTTATATGGGAGTTGGTAGCAAAAAAAGAACCTCAGATCCAATGGCAATACACTAGAAACAATACTTTGAAGAAAGAGAACTTTGATCAAACAGATGCTTATGCCTGTGTGTTAGGATATATGAGAAGTAAAGAAATTTGGAATTAATAATAACGTAAAGATGGTTCTTTACAAAAAATATCGGTCAATAATTGTCCGATATTTTTTTTACCCAATAATTTTAATTACATATACCAATATTGGTAACCAAACCAAATTTTGTTGGATATGTTGGTGGATAAGGCGAACAAACTGTTGTGGATCCATAACCATTAATATTTTCCGTTATAGGGGATCCTGTTGTACATGACGTATAGGTAAATTGGGACAACCTGATGGAATTAGACGTAACTAAATATTTATAACAAATAGGTAGTGGGGATGAAGCCGTTGGGGTTGGGGTACTTGTTAGTGTTGGCGTTGGCGTTGGAGTATTTATTGTAACACATTGTGAACAAGACCCTTCTGATTTAGGACCAAGTATTCCTGTTAATACGATAGTACTAACTCCTGAAATATTATTTACAAATCCTTCATAAGATATACAAGTTGAAATACCATTTACAAATGATTTGTATACATACCCTTCAGCCGGTGTTTCACCAAAAGGATCTAAAACAACATCAGTTGTGTAATATAAGAAACCTGAAACACAGTCTTTAAAACTTTTACTACCATTACATCTGATGTTATCATCAAATGTGTTAAATACGACTGAACCATCAAAATTACAATTATATTGTGGTGATGGAGTTGGGGTTGCAATCATTTTACCACTTGTTGCGGTAGGGGTTGGAGTTAATACATTTACTGTTACCGATATTCCTTTACCACCACAAATCTCAGTTGCGGTAGGTGTTTGTGTTGGAGTTGGCGTTGGAGTACCTGTTACCGTTGCCGTTGGCGTTAAAGGTAATTCACAATCAAATGCCGCCTCAAAAGATATTGGTTGACAATATTGGGTTGGGGTTGGGGTTGGAGTAGGACAAGGTCCTCCATTGAATAAACCATCACATAAGTCAGGGCAATCACTATTACAAGGAGATGGACCAAATAAAAAACAATCACCGTCTAATAAATCTGATAAACACCAACAATTTTCGGTAGATGATGAAAATATAAATAAACCATTTGTTTCTCCTGACCAATAAATTTGACCATTGTGTGTACCCGCACTATAATAGGTACCATCATAAATAACATTTCCTGTTGAGACACAGTATGAATTAAATGGACATAATGGTGTTGGTGTTGGTGTTGGTGTTAACGTCAGTGTTGGTGTAGGTGTTGGGGTTGGCGATAAACAACCTAGTTCAATCAGACTATTAAGTGAACTTTTAGACGACTCATTAACATAAATATTATTATTATTTGGAACATATACCCCAAAGTGACTGGGTTCAGATAAGGTAATTGTTGATACAACAGTATTTGTTATAGTATCAACAATAAGAATACTACCATCGTCTTGATTAACATAAAGATACCCATTTGATGGATTATATGTTGAATCATTTGGTCCGCCAATAGATGGTATTGTAGTTGTTGCATCAGTAGTAATATCGATTGCCGTAATAGTAAAATCACTATTATTCGTAACATAAATGTAAAGAGGTGTCCCAACAATTGAACTTGCAGTATTCCCAACCGGTATTGTAGAAACTACCGTATTTGTGATTGTTTCAATTTTACTAACAGTACTATCTAATTCATTCACAACATAAACATAGTTGTTAATTGATGAATAAAGAATTGTACTAGGACTATTACCAACAGGTATTGACAACACAACAGTATCTGTAACTGGATCAACAACATCAACTACGTCAAAACCCGCGATTGGCACATAGATATACCCATTAATTGGGTTATACGTTAAGGAAGAATCCCGACCAGCATAAGCCGCTCCTGTTAACGTAACTGTTCCTAAAACAGTATTAGTTGTTGTGTTAATAACCCTTAAAAATACACTAAGATTATCTGTAATGTATAACTTATTAACTCCCGTTACATACAGAGACCCAAACCCTAAATGTCCAGTACTAATAATTGTTGTTATAACGGTATTCGTTACGGTATTGATAACACTAATGGTATTAGAATTACGATTCGGAACATAAATATATCCATTATCTGGATTATATTGGGTAAGTGTCGTGTTATTATTACCTACGGTAATTGTTGTGATAACACTATTTGTTGTAGTATCTATTACAGAAAGTGACCCAGGAACATCAAATTGGTTAACATAAAGATATCCATTTGTTGGTACGTAATTCACACAAATTGCATTAACAAGAATTGGTATCGTATCTAATATTGTAATAGCATAACATGGTAATATTGTTGGTGTAGGTGTTGGTGTAGGTGTTGGTGTAGGGGTCGCCATTATATACTAATATTTTCTGTTATCACACAATTATTATCATCGATCACTTTAACCACAAAATTTGTAAATGAGGAAAAAATTGATGGAATCATAAAAGAATATGGTAAATCACCACTATTAATAGTTGACACATATATACAAGTTGTATATCCTGTATCACACACGTAAACATCATAAGGTGATATTCCGGTAATAGAAGTGATTGTAATGTTTGTATCCATATATTTTTATTCTATTGTATAAATATAGAAGGAATGGAAAACTTGTGAAGTTGATTAAACGAAATAATTTGTCTATCTTTTAAAGGATGGAAGAAAATGATGCGATTGTTGAGTTATTAGAGGATCTTTTGGGAGAACACGGACTACATTACCCCAATAAGGGTCAGATATCCTTCAACTGCCCCGTTTGTGATGAGGATAGAAATAAACATAATTTAGAAATAAATTACGTAAATAACGTATATAAATGTTGGAGTTGTGGAGATATAGATGGTACTCACGGATCTTTGGGAAAACTTTTTGATAAGTACGGAAACAAGAAATTAAAGAAATTATATAATGTCTTAAAACCTGAGACGGTACAACCAAGACAAAAACGAACAAAAAAATTAACACTTCCTGAGGGTTTCACGTTATTTACGGAATCAAGTCCGGTATACCCTGTTAGAAGACAAGCATATAACTATTTAAAGAGTAGGGGGATAACAGATGAAATCATTAAGAAATATAATATTGGATTTTGTGATCGTGGTAGCCATACAGGTCGCATTGTCGTCCCATCATATAATAGTGAAGGAGAATTAAATTATTATGTTGCCCGCAGTTGGGATCCTATGAGTAGGGCAAAATATAAAAATCCGCAAGATGAAAAGGATAAAATTATATTTTGGGAAAACCTTATTGATTGGAATAAAGATGTTTATTTAGTGGAGGGAGCTTTTGACGGGTTATTTGTAGAGAACTCAATTCCAATGTTAGGTAAACATATGTCGGAACTATTGTTTGAAACCATATATACAAAGGCAAAAGGTGATGTTATTATATGTTTAGATGCTGACGCAATTAAAAATTCCATAAAATTATATCACGAATTAAATGGTGGTGAATTATGGGGTCGAATTAAATTAATAAAACTACCTGACGATTCCGATATCGCCGATTTAAGGGGTGTAATAAAGGAAGAATACTATATGATTATAAAATAATTAGTAATATTCACACTTTTATAATTATTAAGATATTTATTGTTATGGGAAGAAAATTAAAAAAAGAAGAAGATAAAAAAATAAAAGTATCTGTTGCTTTAGATAGAGTACTTTTAGAATATTATAGATCATCACATATTAATTTATCCTCCTTAGTGAATAAACTTCTTAGTGATTATAAAAAAGGAACAAAAGTATTATGAATATAGAAGAAACGGTATTAGATATTAGACGAATTTTAGAAGATAAAAGAAAAGAATTTCAGTTAACTTTTGAGGAAGAGGCTCACAAATATACAATGTTAGGTTTGGATGGTAAATTAACGGATAATTGGCCTTCAGTATCTAAGGTTATGAAGGCTTTTTATGACGAATTCCCTTCCGAAAAGAAGGCTCTTGAGATGTCGGGTGGCGATCCTGATAGGGCGGATGAATTACTAAATGAGTGGAAAATGGCTGGTGAATACTCAACTAATGTTGGTAGTAGAGTTCATTTTTTATTGGAAAAACACTCATTAGACGTTTTTAACTATGATAAGACAATAAGAGAACCAATATATGAATGTGATCCATTACAAATATTAAAGAGTGATTCTATGGTTACTGCCGGAAAACAATTTTTAGAAGTAATGAAAGAAAGAGGTGCTCATCTAATAGATACTGAAATAGTTTTAGGTCATCCTGAATTGGGATATACTGGTCAGGGGGACACTGGATGGTTAATAGAAAACAAAAATAAAGATGGTTATGGTTTTATAATAACAGATTATAAAACAAATAAAGAAAAAAACTTTATTACTCAAAAATATATTAAACCAATGAGAACTCCTTTCGAATATTTACCAAACAACGCCTTAGGTCATTATCATACTCAATTACCATTTTATGGTAAATTATTATTAAAAATGTTAGAAGGAACAAAGTATGAAAATATTAAAATTTTTGGATGTATTATCGTCAGATTAACAGATGAAAGAGAATTTATTGAATATAGGGTTGAAAGAAAAACAATTAACACAATTCTTGAAATGGATATGAAAAAATATTTGACTAAAATTAAAAAATAAACTATAATTAGGTATGGAAAATTCAATTGAAATGATTTGGGTTACAACAACAAGTTGGGATCACGAGTTACCTTTTAAAATAAACATTAATTATATAATAAAATGAGTGATGACAATATCATAAGACCTAAGATTGATCTTAGGCAACAACCAACTATCGTTTGTGGTGAATGTGGATCAAAATTCTTCAAAGAAGTAACTATGTTGAAGAAAGTACCTAAATTATTAACAGGAAGTCCTGACGATACAATCGTACCGTTTCCAACATATATGTGTAATAATTGTGGGTTCGTTAATGAAGAGTTTTTAATTTTTGAATAAGATGATTCACAAAGAATTTTACGTTTGGTTAGATGGTTTTATGACCAACAGAGATTGGACGACAATTAAACAGGTTGATATTGAATCGATTCAAAATAAAATGAAAGAGGTAAAAGATGAATTACCATCATTGGGTAATAATAGACCTAACCCATTTATCCCAATCCCTGTTAACCCACTTACAAAAATTGGGGATATCCCACCCCCGCCTTGGGATATAACTTGTAAATTAAACGATACAATATGAAATTAAAAGAATTTTTAGAAGTTGCCTTATTAGGTAAAAAAGATAATCCAAATCAATATAATGAAACATTTGTTGATGAGACTTGTCTTTATGGTAAAGAATTGGATAAATATAAAAACATCATTAAAGAATGTGATGAATTTGCTAAATGTGATTCGTTAGATATTTTAACGATGCCGTTTGTTAAGGGTGTTAATGATAAAATTTACTCAGCTAACACCATTAAATTATCTGATTTAATGGAATTTAAAGGTAGATGTTATCTATTATCGTTAGGTTTAACTCCTGAAATGTATGACCCAAGTCGATTACTTAAACCCGTTAAGAATGGTGCCGCCATGGGACCTGTAATTTATGATCCAACGACATTTCAACCAAGAAAACATATTTTACTAACTTGGACACCCGAAATGGCTCAAGATTTATTTGAAGGTACTAATAATGAAGAAACATTGAGAAATGACATTCATAAGTTATTGGATGATGTGTTGGATAACCCTGAAGAATACAAAACTAAAGGACTTAGAGGTGTTTTGGTTAGAGGTTTATTTGAAGTTATTGAAAATGGTGATGACGTTGTAAGAAATGAATATGATGTTGATCTGGTTGATCTGACTAAAAATGAAACGGAGGAAGTGGGATACATGGTTTTTTATTTAGAAACAAATGTTGTTAAACATGGAGAAATTAATTTAGAGATAAAAAGTAAAATTATACCATCCCATTTAAGACGACAATTTATTGATGAGTATGGAGACAACCCAAGACATATTACTTTAGAAATTATTGATGAGTTTTTAGCGTACAATTGTGTTCCAAAACGTATGGATATTAATAGGTTAAAGGAAATCTTAAAAAAAAATAAAGACGTTGAGGACAGAGTTAGTTCTATGGAAAAAAAAGATAGTGAAGTAAGAAAATTGATTATGGAACTTAAAAAAACAAGTAAAAAATGATTAAAAAATTAGTACATTTTTCAGATTTACATATCAGACTATATAAAGATCACGATTTATACCGATCAATTTTAGAAACGGCAATTGAACAATGGAGAGAATTGGATCCTGATCGTATTGTATTTACGGGAGATTTAGTTCACTCTAAAAACCAAATGACACCTGAACTTATTGAGTTTGTTGCTTGGATTTTAACAGAATGTGCTAATATCTCAAAAACAATTATCATACCTGGTAACCACGACTTTTTAGTAAATAATACCGAAAGATTGGACGCACTTACACCTATCATTAACTCTTTGAATAATGATAATATTGTATACTACAGAGATAGAGGTGTGTATGAGGATGACAATATTAGTTGGTGCGTATATTCTCAATATCAAGGAAATATTCCTCCTGACATTATTGAAGGTAAAGGTAGAAAAATTGGGTTATTTCACGGACCGATTAATGGGTTAAAAACTGATCTTGGGTTTGAGTTTGGTGAGGAGGCATATGAGATTGAAAAGTTTGATGGGTTGGAAACTGTTTTATGTGGTGACATTCACAAACGAGCTGAGTTTCAAATTAAAGAAGGAAAAGGATATATGATTGGATCAACCATTCAAAACAACATTGGTGAAAGTATAGGTAGACACGGATATGGTATATACGATGTTGAAACAAAGGAATATGATTATGTTGATTTACCTAACCCAAAACCATTTTTGAAGTTTTCCATTAAATCATTTGAAGATATTGAGAATGGAACAGAAAGACTCCAAAATATTTAATAAAGAAACTCTCGGCAGTGTCGAGAGTTTTTGTAAACTCAATAATATTGAGGATAAGGACGATTTCATCTACCTTTGTTTCAAACAGGGGTTTGACATTAAGAAGTTTGGTTTTTTGGGAGAAACACTTAATGAAGGTGAAAAAGACTTAAAAACGGACGGGATTGGTGAAAAACGTGTAGAAATTAAGGTAATTAAAGAAATACGTGTGGAAGTACCTGTCGAGGTTATCAAAGAAGTTGAAAAGATAGTTGAGGTAATTAAAGAAGTACCCATCGAGAAAGTTGTCACAAAAATAGAATACATTAGTGACAAAGAATCTGAAAACGAGTTGTTGTTTAAAATACAACAACTTGAACAAACTGTTTTCCAGTTAAATGATGATTTGGAGTCAGAAAGGCAAGAATTTTCCACTAAAACCCAAGAAACGGCAAAAATTTTCCAAGAAGAGATGTCTAATAAGGATAAAAGTTTAGACGAACTTAGACGTAATTTAGACAAACAACCTGTGGAAATTGAGAAGATTGTTGAGGTGGATAACTCAAGTGATAAATTAAAAATGATGTCAACCACTTTACAGAATTTAAGAAATGACTTATCCTTGAAAAACGAAAGAATAACTGAATTAGAAAAAATAAACCAGGAACTACAAAGAACGGCAAATCTACAAAATGCCACTTATATGAAAGGTTCCAATTTAAATAGTAGAATATGATACAATTAATAATGTTTATGATAGTGGCTTACGGAATGACCACAATCTTAGTGTACGGATCAATCTTTAATAGGTTAAGAGATAAAATTAAAATCGCTGGTAGTGAAGAAGGGTATAGGTTAACTAGACCAACATTCAAGTTCATATCGGATTTGATATCTTGTATGTTATGTACTGGTACTTGGATTGGATTTTTATTGTCCTTAATTTATTTTTCACCAGCCCATGAATTCATTGGACTTAATAAGTTTTTATCCGTATTTTTTGATGGTATGTTGTCCGCAGGATCAGTATGGGCAATCAATGGTATAATCGAATGGTTTGAGGAAAATAGGCCAAATAATAATTAAAAACAAATATAAAAATGGGAAAAAAAGACAAAGAACACAAAGCAAAAGTTGCGAAAAGAAATAAACGAATCTCACAAGAAAAATCAGGAATGCAGAAAGCATTCGATAAGTTAATGGAAGACCAAATCCAAAAACTAAAAAATGGTGACGGTTTAAATGTGAATTTATCTGGTAATACGGTACCATTTGAGGTATTTGAAAAAGATGAGTTAGATTCAATTGTGGATTTTAAAGAAAAACACCCTGAATTAATTATGGGTAATGATGAAGAATACCCATTTAATGTTGAAGGATCTAACATGATTTTAGATATTAACACAACAGAAGAAGAACAAAAATAATGAATGGACCTGTTCAACCCACCAAAATTATTTAATTACAATATAATGATAAAAGATTTAGACTTTTCAAAGTACGAGAACCCAACAATACAAGTTGTTTGGGAAGATCTACAAGAAAATTTCACACAGGATAAGATTAAGAGTGTTAAACATTATTTCCAAAAGAAATATAACACTACTAATGTGAATGTATTATCTAAAGTTAAAAACGTTGACACAGACACAATGCAAAGTGTTGATGTGTCAGTTAATGTAACCGATGTTAATTATCAACTTGATCTATTAAAGAAATTTTTAGAGTCTAAAGGGTATACTGACTATGCTGAAGATATCTTAGGTATTAACAGAATGGTTGAGAACCGAATGAAAGAGGATGAAAATGAAACAACACAATTCAAAAAGTGGTATATCAGAAACATTGAGTTTTCTAACTTTTTATCATATGGTGAGAACCAAAGAATGGATTTTGACAAATGTAACGGAGTCGTTGTCGTTGAGTCAGATCCTCCTAACTTTGGTGGGAAGACCGTTCTTTCTGTGGATTTATTGTTGTTCTTATTTTTTAATGAGACAACAAAGACTACAAAGGCAGAAGAAATCTTTAATCGATTTACCGATAAAGACTCGGTAGTTGTTAAAGGTGAAGTTACAATTGATGGGGAAGATTATATTATCCTTAGAAAGATCGAAAGAAAACTTTCTAAAAAAGGAGAATGGAATGTAAAAACCGAATTGGACTTCTTCAAAAAAATGTCCGATGGTAGTTTACAAAATTTCACGGGGGAACAAAGAAGGGAAACTGAAGCGTTCATTAAAAATTCCATTGGAACCAAAGAAGATTTCTTAATGACCATACTTACAACTGCAACCAATCTTGAAGAGTTATTGGAGTCAAAACCAACTGCAAGAGGACAGGTGTTGTCAAGGTTTATGGGACTTGAGTTTTTAAAACGGAAAGAGGAAGTTGGTAAAGAGATTTATTCTGAATTTAATAAATCAAAGATGTCTAACATTTATAATTCTGAGGAATTAAAAACGGACAATGAATCTTTAACAACAAAAATCGGTGAATTAAATGATCAAATTG